CACTCACGTTTTTTTTCGCAAGTTACGGGGTTCACCTAGACCGCCACTGATGAACATCCGCAACCGCATCATTGAGCTACGCCAGGTGCCCGCGGGGGAGCTGAAACCCAGCCCCCGCAACTGGCGTCGCCACCCGCAAGCTCAGCACGATGCGCTGCGCAGCCTGCTGGCCGAGGTTGGCATTGCCGACGCTTTACTTGCCCGTGAGGTGGACGGCGGCCTAGAGCTGATCGACGGGCACCTACGGGCGGATACGGACCCCGCCGGGGTCTGGCCCGTGCTGGAGTTGGACGTGACCGCAGCAGAGGCCGACATGATCCTCGCAACCCTTGACCCCCTAGCGGCAATGGCCGAGCCGGACCCGGCGGCGTTGGATGCGCTGCTGGCGGGGTTGGATTGTGGGAGCGAGGCCGTTAGCGAGCTACTTTCCAGTCTGGGGGCGGATGCGGGGTTGATCACCGACGAAGGCGGATCGGTGTCGCTCAAGCAAATGGACACGAAACCACCACCTAAGATGACCTGGGCGCTAATCGGTATTCCAACCGTCCGGTTCGGAGAGATCGCCGAGGTGATCGAAACGGTGGCCGGGCTTCCGGAAACCATAGTCGAGACCACAAGCAATGACGGCTAAGACCGACAATCATGATCTCCGCGCCAAGCTGGAATTGCGGCGGTACTTCCTGCGCAAGTTCCACGCAGACGATCCGCCGGACGTACTTGATTGCTGCCAGGGCGGGGGTCTGCTGTGGAAGCAATTACGGAAGGAGTTCATGACCCGCTCGTATTGGGGCGTGGACCTGAAGCCAAAAAGAGGGCGGGTCAAGTTGGACTCGGTCCGGATTCTTCAGCAGCCCGGCTGGCCGCAGAACGTGGTGGATATCGACACCTACGGCAGTCCCTGGAAACACTGGGCGGCGATGCTGCCGAATGCAAAGGGGCCAATTACGGTGTTCTTGACCGTTGGGCAACGAATCACTGGCACTGTCGGCAAGGTGTCAAAAGGGGCAATAGAGGCATTAGGGTTAAAAGGCATGTATGCCAATTTGCCCGCCGGCTTCCATCCGAAGCTGGCCGGTCACGTGCTAAGGTATTGCTTGGCAATGGGTTGCGACTATGGTATAATGCTGATCGAAGTTCTCGAGGCGGAAACCGATAACCGCAACGTCCGCTATATCGGCGTGCGACTGGGGCCCGCAAACGACAACGCCCGGCTGGAACCGGGCGCGTCTGAACCTGAGCAAGTTGGAAAGGAACCTGCCCATGTCTAACATTACTCTGAATCCGGATGGGGTGTCTGTCAAGGGATGTTCGTACATTTACGCCCCCCGCGGCCAGGCTGGCGAGTACGCGCCATTGGCCGCCAATCCTTACCGCGGATGCGGTCACGCCTGCCGGTATTGCTACGTTCCGAAAGTGCTGCGAATGAGCCGAGCCGAGTTCGATGGGGGCGCGACGGAACGCCCCGACTTCTTACGGCACCTGAAGCGGGACGCAGCCAAGTATCAGCAGGCGGGCATCACCAAACAGGTGATGCTTAGCTTTACGACCGACCCGTACCACCCAGGCGATACGTCGCTGACGTCCGAAACGATCCGTGTTTTGCAAGGGCATGGGCTCGGCGTATGCACTCTAACAAAAGGCGGCAGTCGGGCGTTACGGGACATCGATCTATTTCGGCCCGACCGCGACGCTTTTGCTAGTACGCTGACAACACTTGATGACCAGTTTAGTCGTAAGTGGGAACCGCTGGCGGCGTTACCGGCTGATCGGGTCGAGACGCTTTATCGGTTTCACCAACGAGGCATCTTTACCTGGGTGAGTCTGGAACCAACGCTAGACTGCGAAAGTAGTCTCGCAATTGTGGAAGCTACCCATGAGTTTGTGAGTCTATACAAAATCGGTCGGGCAAACTACCTGCCGATGACATCGACCACGGACTGGCGGGCGTATACGCTACAGATGGTTGGTGTCTGTCAGAGGTTGGGCGCAAGACATTACATCAAGCACGATTTGCAAATGTATCTGCCGTCCGGATACGACAACCCGAGGCGAACGAGGCAACATTATGGCTAAACCCGGTCCCGCCCCACAACCGACAGCACTGAAGCGGCTACACGGTAACCCCGGCAAGCGACCGCTAAACGAGCGGGAACCGCAGCCGGCCCAGAAGTTGCCATTGTGCCCCAGGCATCTAAAAGGCGTGGCGCGTGCCCAGTGGACGAAGGTCGGCAAGATGTTGCTCCGGCTGCGGGTGATGACCGAAGCCGACGCGGTTGCCCTAGAGCTGTACTGCGAGAGCTACGCCAGCTACCGCGAGGCGCTGATCCAAGTCGAGAAATACCAAGTGGCGATGGTCCGGCGGCTGCGGGACAAGGACGGCGACTTCATCGAGGTGCGGCGTAACCCGTTCAGTACCGAGGTGCACCGCTACAAGGCTGAGGTGATGTCATTCCTTCGTGAATTCGGCATGACGCCGAGCAGCCGATCAAGCCTTGTGGTAGGCGAGTCGGACGACAACCCGCTTACCAAATACGGGATCGTAGGATGACGTATTGCCCAAACTGCAACTGTAGTTACGTGTGGCCGTGGTCGGCAAACAATGACACGATGCAATGGTATTCGTGTTTGTGTTGCGGCCATGTGTTCACACTTTCCACGACAACGACTGATGTCTATTACGACTTCGGTGGAACCTTGTCGCCATGACCAAGAGCCTAGCACAGTTGAAACTCGACGCCGCCAACGCGGGTTGGCCGTGGCCGATCACGCACCCCAACGACGAACGCGCCATGCTCGACGGGTGCTATCCCGATTTCGCAGCGGCCGAACACGTCCGCGGTTTTTATCTCGACTGCTTGTGCATCCCGGCCCCCGGCGGTGGTGTGCAGCCGTTTGTTTTACTCGACTGGTGGTATCGTGATGTGCTGGCGCCGGTGTTTGGCTGGAAGCAAAAGGACGGCCGGCGGCGCTACGACAAAGCATTTGTGACGACAGGGAAGAAGTCTGGTAAGTCAACTGTGCTGTCCGGGTTGCCGCTGTATATGATCCTTGCCCAGGGCATCCACGAGGCCGAAGCCTACGCCACGGCAGTGGACCGCGACCAAGCCACGTTGATCTATCGCAAGACAAGCGAAATGGTTCGGCAATCGCCGCACTTGCGATCCATCTTGAAGCGGGTGGACTCGCAGAAGCGTATCGTACACCACGGTAGCGCGTCATTCTTCGAGGCGATCAGCAGCGACGCGGACACCGCCGACGGGTTGAACCCGGTGCTACTGATCTGCGATGAGCTGCACGAGTGGAAGGATCGGCGGTTTTTCACGAAACTAATGTACGGTGACATCGTGCGGGCCGAGCCGTTGTTCCTGATGATTACGACGGCCGGGGACGATGACGAGTCGATCGGATTTGAGGAATACGAGTTTGCCAAGGCGTTGCTTGATCCGAACGACCCGTTTTATTCTCAGTCGCATTTTGCGTGCATCCGCGAGGCCGGCGACGAGCACGAATGGGACAACCCCGATGGCTGGCAGCAAGCCAACCCCAGTATAGCCGAGGGACTCGGCAACCTCGTCAAGCTGCAAAGCAAGTGCGACGAGGCCCGCAAGACACCTCGCAAGATTCGCGAGTTTACCCGCTACATCTGCAACCGCTGGGTGAGCGTCATTGAAGACCCCTGGATTTCGCCCGATAGCTGGGCAGCGTGCGGCGGCATGATTGGCAACCACGAGGGCGAGTCCGTTTGGCTCGGGTTAGACTTGTCGGCGGTATTGGACGTAACCGCACTATGTGCGGCGTGGTGGGCCGAGGAAGGTGTGATCGACCTGGCGTGGTGGTTCTGGATGCCGAAGGAAGGCATCCGCGATAAAGAAGATCGCTGGGGTGTGCCGCTGCGGGCGTGGGTGTCTGATAGCTGGATGATCCAAACACCTGGCAAGTCAGTCAATTATCGCAACATCCGCGGGCTAATCAGCGGGCTAACCTTCGACGAAGACGGCAACGCCACGCGGGTTGACGGCAGCGGGTTGCGCGACAAGTACCGCATCGAGGAAATCGCCTATGACCCATGGAACGCAACGCAACTGGTGGAGGATCTGGAGCAACACGACGGCCACGCTTGCGTCGAGCATCGGCAAGGCTATATCAGCATGAACACCCCCTGCAAGGAATTCGAGCGGCGGATTGCCGATTGCGAGTTGCGGCACGGGAACAACCCGGTAGCCAAGTGGATGATAAGCCACTGCATCGTGGATCAAGACCCCGCGGGCAACATCAAGCCGAACAAGAAAAAAAGCAAACACAAGATCGATGGCATCGTGGCGGCCGTGATGGCGGCGGGGCGGGCTGTTGCGGGTGCGGTGCACAGCTACCGCGGCGCGGGGCCGAGGAGCGTGCCCGCATGATGCCCATCGCCAACGCACTGATCTATTCCGGCATAACCGCAGCCGTTGCGCTATCGGTTGGTTTCTGGCTTGACTGGCGATTGGGCTGTCTGGTTGTGCCGATTGGTGCGATAGTAACGGGCGTCCTGCTGGCTGCCCGTGGAGGGATACGCAGATGATAGCCGAACTAATCTCCCGAGCGTTCAGCCCGCGGGCCGAGACATCCGGCACCCGCGATCCGCTGTCAAACTTCTGGTACAACCCGGTCGGCACAACCGCCGACGATGCGTTGACGATCAGCACCGTTTTTGCGTGCATCCGGGTTCGCAGCAACACGGTCGGCGCGATGCCGTGGCACATCTACCGCGACCAGCCGGACGCCGCGAAGAAGAAGGCAACCGAGCACCCGTGGTATCCGACGCTGCACACGAAGCCGAACGAATCGCAAACGCCGAAGCAGTTGAAAACCTTGGCAATGACGCACGTTGACGTTCGCGGCAATTTCTACGCCGAGGTGCAGCCGCCGAGCGTGATATTGCCGACGCCGCGACTACGACCGCTCGACCCGGACCGAATGACGGTAAAGCAACTGGAGAACGGCCGCAAGCAATACGAATACCGCGAGGAGAACGGACCGAAGCGGGACATGACGCAGGACCAGGTGTATCACGTCATGGGACCATCGTTCGACGGGTTGGTTGGTGTTACGCCGTTCACCTACGCGCGGACGCTGACGACGCTGGTTGCCACGCAGCAGAGCCACGCACAAAAAACATTCGACAAGGGCGGCGCGCCGCGATTCTACATCGAGAGCGACAAGCCGATGAACGATGAGAAATATAAGGCGTTCACCGAGCGATGGAAAGGCATCCAGCAAGACGGAAACCTCAACGTGCTGGACGACGGAACCAAGATAGTCACGCTCGGCTTGTCGATGGTAGACGCCCAGTGGCTAGAGTCGCAGCAGTGGACGGGCCGCCAGTTCTGTCAGTTCATGGGCACGCCGCCGCATCTCGTGTTTTTGGATTCGGACAGCAAAGCGAACATGGAGCAAAAGGGCCGCGAGTGGCTCGCGTTCCATCTGAACCCGATCCTCGTTGAATTCGAGCAGTCGATACAACCGTGGATTGGTCCGGGTTATTTCTCACAGTTCAACCGCGATGCGATCGTGCGAGCGGAAACCAAGGCACGCTACGAATCTCACGGATTGGCTCTTGCCGGGCGGGCATGGAAGACGATCGACGAAGTGCGTGAACTGGAAGATTTGGCACCAAAGGGCGGCGAAGCTGCCGAACTGCCGCCGCCGCCCAACCAGTCGATTCCGGCTAAAAATGTTCCGCAGAAATTCAACCAGCGAGCCGAGCCGGGAAACGAAGATGATGATGAGGACGAGGAAGCCCGCGGGCCGGACCTACGCCCGCTGATTGCCGACGCAGCCGCGCGGATCGTGGCTGCCGAGTGCCGAGGGTTGGAACGGTTGGCCGAGAAGGCGAACGGTAGCCCGCAGCAATTCACCAAATGGGCTGCGGAATTCTACGGCCGGCACGGCGATTACATCGGCAAGGTACTCGCCCCGCTGGAATCTGCGACGGGCTGTGAGGTAGACGGTGACGCGATGTGCGTGGCTGCCATGAACGAACTCAGCGGCCGGGACGTGCCGCACCTACTGGCCGAGTGGAAAACCGACAAACCGAGCCGCTTGGCGGCAGAACTGGAGGCGATACTATGCCCGAACAATACGACACCCTAGCCGCCGTGGCGGCATTCATCGAGTCCCAACCCTGGGCGGTCGCTCCCGGCACGTTCCGGCTTCATGCTGCCCAATTGCAGTCTGTACCCGTCTCAGCGGCCCGTGTGGACGCTCAAGGCCGAGCCGGTGTGGCAGTCATCCCCGTGCGCGGGGTGCTCACCCAGCGGCCGATAGGCGGTCTATTCGGTATGCTGTTCGGCGGGGCGAGCTACGAGCAGATCGGCAACATGGCATTGGAGGCCGACAACAACCCGGACGTTAGCCGGATCGTGTATGACTTTGACAGCCCGGGCGGCTCGGTCTGGGGCATCGAACCGCTGACGCAGTTGCTCGGCACGATCCAGAAGCCGCAAATCGGTATCGCCAATAGCGTTGCGATGAGTGCTGGCTACTGGCTGCTAAGTCAGATGGGCGAGGCGGTCGTGTCACCGTCCGGCTCGGTCGGGTCAATCGGCGTGCTGTTCGCCCGGCTCGACACAAGCAAGGCCGAGGAGGCAATGGGGGTTGAGGAAATCATCGTCGGCGAGCCCGAGGGCAAGGTCGAGGAATTCCAGCAGACGCCAACCGATGCGGTGATAGCTCGGCTAAAGTCAGAAGCCAGCGAACTTTACGGCCGATTCGTGGCGGCAGTTGCCAAAGGCCGCGGGGTTAGCCCGGATACGGTGCGGAAGTCCTACGGCCAAGGGCGGCCCGTGCTGGATACGGCTGCGAAGGCGGCGGGGTTAATTGATCGCGTCGAGGGAATGCGAGACTTGCTCGCACGAGCCAGCAATCCCCGTGGCCGGATCGGCAAGCGGCCTCGGGCGGAAGCGGCTGCGGCTCGGCTGGATGCTTGGTCTTGACACTCACCCCCGAAACCGCTTAATCTGAAATCACGCGCTGAGCGGGATTGCCACGGCACCCGGCGAAGCAACAACCCCCGAGATAACCAGAACAGCCACGGCGTCTGGAAATTTCCAATGGAGATTTTCGGCCGCCGTGGCTTTTTTGATGGTCCGGCGGCGAGCAACCGAACATAAGGACTCGCCCGATGAACCCGGAACTCAAGAGGATGCTCGACGCCCTGGCAGCCGCGCGGGAGCAGCGAGCGGAAGCCCGGCAGCGAATCGAATCTATCTTGGCCGCTGCAGAAGCCGCCGACAACCGCGATTTGACCGAGGAAGAACAGCAGCAGCAGACCACGGCGCAAGGTACGGTCGAGGCACTCACGGCCAAGATCGACACCCTGGAGCCGCGAATCCAAAACTTGCGGCAAGCGCTCGAAGATGAGAAGTCGGCCCGCGTGATCCGCACGGCCGGCGAGAATCAAGGCGTCGAGATTAGCGGCGGACTGACCGGGCACGGCCCCGCCAGCGAAACGCAGCCGAACCGCGGCTACGACGACCTCGGCGCGTTCGCGCTATCCGTACATGCCGCGAGTACGCCAGGTGCAACCGCACGCGATGAGCGACTTGCGCCGCTGGCGGCTATTACCGGCATGGGCCAGACGATCGGCAGTGACGGCGGTTTTCTTGTCCCACCCGCATTCGTGACGGCCATCTGGGACAGGATGCAACAGAACGAGAGCAACCTGTTGCCGCTCACGGATCAACATCCAGTCGTCGGCGACTCGCTCACACTGAACGCCAGCGCGGAAACGAGCCGAGCGACCGGCAGCCGGCAAGGCGGCGTCCGTGGATACTGGATCGCGGAAGGCGCTCAACTCACAGCCAGCGCTCCGACGTTCCGGCAGATCAAACTGGAGCCGCATCAGCTCGCCGTGTTGGTCTACGTCACCGACAAATTACTTGCCAACGCCCCGGCGCTGAATACGTTCCTTTCCAGGGCAGCGGCCGACGAAATCGCGTTCATGGTTTCGGACACGATCATCAACGGTACGGGTGCGGGTCAACCTCGTGGGCTGTTGGCCGGTGCCGTCAACAAGCCGCGAGTCAGGGTGAGCAAAGAAACGGGCCAAGCCGCTACGACGATCGTGGCGGAAAACATTATGAAGATGTATGCCCGGTTGATCCCGTCCGCTATTCGCGGCGCCCGTTGGTTTATCAACCAAGACATCCTGCCGCAACTGCTACAGATGCACGTTGCGGTCGGAACCGGCGGCGTCCCCGTCTACCTGCCGCAGAACCAACTCGTCAGCTCTCCTTACGGCACGCTGATGGGCCTGCCCGTGCAGCCCGTCGAGTATTGCGCGACACTCGGCACCGAGGGCGACATCATCCTGACGAACCTTGACTACCAATGCACCGGCACGAAAGGCGGCATCGAGTCCGCAATTTCCATGCACCTGCGATTCGATTACCTCGAACAGGTCTTCAGATTTGTTTTCGCGGTCGATTCGCAACCTTGGCTCGCGTCGAGTCTGACGCCCTACAAGGGCAGTTCTAACACGGTCGGCCCGACCATCACCCTGCAAACCCGTAGTTAGGAGGACGGTCAATGAACCTTCCTGAAAATTTCAAGATCGTGGTTGTGGGTGCGACGGCGGCAGCCGATTCCGTCACCTACGACACCATTTCCTGCAAGGACGCGCTCAAGGTCTGGTTCATTGTTAGCCACATCGGCGACAGTGACACCGACTGCACGTTGTCCTTAGTCGAGTCTACCGACGTGGCGAACTCGACAACCACGGCCGTCACCGCGACGTTCCCGATTTGGGTCAATAAAACCGTCAATTTGAGCGGCGACACGTTGACCAAGCAGACGGATGCGGCCAGTTATTCCATCAACACCACGACCGCGACCGAGCGGGACCAGTTGGTAGTGATCGAATGGGACCCGGCCAAGTTCTCCAGTGGATACGACTGTATCCAACTGGCAGACACCGGCGGGAACAATTCCAACAACATAACCGCACTTGCGATCATCGAAACCCGCTACCCGCAGGCGACACCGCCGACCGTCATAACGGACTGACCACGGATGCGATTCATCGTCACTGGTACTCCCCGATCCGCCACGAAGTACGCCGCGCGGTTGCTGTCGGCGCTGGGTGTGATGTGTACTCACGAGACACACCTTCGACCGCTGGCAACCGTCGTGGACTGCTTGCGATGGTGGGCCGGGGATACCGGCGGCGAGTCGTCCTGGATGGCGTGGACCCTATTGCCGTTGTTTCCCGAGTCGGTGCCCGTGCTACATACGATCCGCAACCCGTGGCATGTCATCGACTCGTTGAGTAACCGCAATTCCATTTTGAAAGACCGCGACACGTTCAAAGCACGCTCAATGCTATCCGTGCGCGACACCATCGCCATTTACGCACCGCGCGTCTGGACGTATGAGCGGCGGATCGACCGGGCTGCGGCGTTCGTGGTGGATTGGAATGCTGCCATCGAAAAAGCATTAGTTGGGCGGCAGCGGTTCACCTATCACGTTGACCGGCTCAGTACCCGCACTATCGGGCACCTACTGCGCACGATCGGCGCCGAACGGACGGCAGACGAAATCGACGCGGCACTGGCCGAGGTGAAGACCGACACGAACGCCGGCTACACGATCACCGAAACCGAGGGTGTATCCAATCCGCTCGTTGCCGAGTGGATCAAAGAGTACGCCGAAAAAATTGGTGCCGAGTGCATCTTTAGCCGCAAGATTAAGAATCAACCCGACCGCGAGACAATGGAGCAACTCGCGGAACGCATGGACCCTGAATTGCTCCATGAAGTCAATCAGTTTGCGGACCTACACGGCTACCCGACGGCCGCCGCTATCCTTCGCTAACAACGGTTAGAACCCCGAGGAGGAGTCTCATGGCCGGAACCAAGACCGCTCTGTTCAGCCGCCATACGCCCGGCGGCGTCTTCAACATCGAAGACCAATCGGTAACTACCGGTGACCGCTGGTTCGTGCACTCCGGCACGGGCACAGATGGTGCCGGATACGGCACGCACCCCGACAGCCCGTGCGCTACCCTGGATTACGCGATCGGACTGGCAACCGCCAGCCAGGGAGACATCATCTATTGTATGCCCGGCCACAACGAAGCGCTGGACGCCGGCACGGATTGTGTCGTTGACAAGATCGGCTTGACGATCATCGGACTCGGGCGCGGCAGTAACCGTCCGACGTTCGATTACGACGGCACGGACGGCACTATCGAACTCGACGCCGCCGGGTGCCGATTGTCGAATCTGATCCTCAACTGTTCGACCGCATCAACCGTGGTGGCAATCAACGTGGACGCGCACGACTGCGAGATTGACCACTGCTTTTTTACCTGGGAAACCTCGGGCGACGAGTTCGTTAGCACGATCGACATCAACGCATTTGACCGAACGTACATCCACGATAACGTGTTTAACACGGAGAATGGCGCTGGTGCTGCGACCGACTGTATCAACCTCGTGGATACCAATGATGTCACGATCGAAAACAACATTTTCCGCGGCACCTGGACGGGCGCGGTCATCTTCGGAGAGACGACGCTGAGTGCCCGGCTGATAATCAAAGACAACGTGATTTACAACAGCGACACATCCAGCTACAACGCCATCGACGGCGGCGCGCTGAACTCGACGGGCATCATCGCCCATAATTACATCACGGCACTTTACAGTCAGGCCGCCGCGGTCGCAAAGACCGTCCGCAAATGCCGCTTTCAGTTCATGGACAATTATTTCTGCGATGCAATCAGCGAGCGCGCCACAACCCTCGTCCCCGCAACATCGGCAACCTAATGTCCGTACATGGTCCGCACAAATTGGCGGTTGTAACGCCCTGGTCAAGTCCGTTCATTTGGTCGAAGTTCAGCACGAACCTTGCCCGAATGATGGCACATTTCCGGCGGCCGGGATTCCTTTGCGATTTCTTCGCCGGAAACGGATGCGACCCGGCGGCACGCCACATTGATATGTGCCTACAGGCGCTGAATTGGGACGCTGATTTTATCTGCATCGTCGGCGCCGATCAGGTACACCCGCTCGATATGTTCGACCGCTTGCTCGACCGATATTTCGAGACGTGGGGCGGTGTGATTTCCGCGTTGGTTCCATTCCGCGGTTACGTCCCGTGGCAAAATATGGAACCGTTTCAGCCGATGGGCTGGAGAATCCGCAACGATCAACCGAACGTCCGAGAGTTTAAGGGTATGGACGTGACGCCGGATATGTTCGTGCCGATTGACCCGGCGGACGGTGAGTTACAACGGGTGGACGTGATCGGCTCGGGTGTGCTTCTGTTCGACCGCAAGACCATCGAAGCTCTCGACAAACCTTGGTGGTACTACCCGCGCGACCACGATACGCAGCAACGCGCGGCCGACATGGACACAAAGATGGTGTGGCGCCTTCGGTCGGAAGTGCAGGCCGACGTATGGGTTGATACAACGATCACGGTCACGCACATTTCGGACATGGAAATTGACGACACATTTTCGCGGCGTTTTGCCGACTTGGCGGATATGGTAAAGCCCGCCGCCGAGCCGGAACTGGTGCCAACATAGGAGCGATAGCGATGAAGACGCGACTCGTCAACGGCTACAACGTAACCGGCAATCACGGTGAGGGCAGCGATCGCAAGTATCACGTCTGCAACGCGGCTGGCGACGTACTCAGCCGCCACGCCGGCAGCGTGAGAATTGCCGTGCAGGCGGCCGAGGCATTACCACCGGGCGACGTGATGCCCGAGCCCGAACCTGTCGCGGAAGTCACCAACCCCACCCCCGAGCCGGCGACGGACGTGCCGGGATTCATGCGCGCACGGGAGTCTAACCGATGACGCAACTGGAAACAGGCGCAAAGCGGTTTCGCGGCTACTCAACCGAGGAGAAGCCGGGTATCCGTGCCGACATATCAACCGGCATCGAGATTGACGGAACGCCGCCGGTTGGATCGGTGTTTACCGAAATCGACACGGGCAAGCGGTTCGTTTGGTCCGAGTCCGGTAGTTGGGTAAGGCAGGAGCAAACAGTCGAAGAACTGCTTGCCCAACAGATTGCCCTGATGGAACAAATCCTAGCCAGACTCGACGCGACCCACCGCGGGCACGAGGAGTATGGCTGGGGCGAGGAAGTGGAAACCGAGTAACC